GCCAATACCCGCAGACACCAACTGAATCCCGCGCCAGAACTCGCGCAGCCCGTTCAGTACGCGCTCGGTGATCAGGCCGTGGTTGGCCTGGATCAGCGGGTTGATGGTTTCCAGCCACTCGTTGAACGCCGGCAGCAGCTCCACGATCACCGTGTTGCGCAGCCCCCGGATAGTGCCGTCCAGCTCCTCCAGGTTGTCGTTGTAGCGCTCGGCCTGCTCGGCATCCTCCTCGTCGACCAGCTGCCCGGTGCGCTGCCACGCCGCCATCTCGCGCTCCAGGCCCTCGCGCCCGGACTGCAGCATGTTGATCATGTCGGAGCCGGAGCGGCCGAACAGGGCATTGGCGAAGCGCTGCTGCATCTCCTCACTTTCAATGCCGGCCATCACGTCGGCCACTTCCATCAGTACGTCCATGGAGGAGCGCACGCGCCCCTCGTTGTCGCGCAGGGAAATGCCGGCCCACTCGTAAGCCTTGGCCGCCTCGCCCACACCGGCCGCACCCTCGGCCATGCGTCGGCTGAAGCGCTCCATGTTGTCGGCCAGCTGCGTGCCGCCCATGGAGGTCATGCGCCCGGCCGCACCCTGCAGCAGCTGCAGCTCCTCGAAGGTCATGGAGATGCGCCGCGACAGCTTGAGCGCCGCGTCCGTCGGCTCGGTAAAACCGCCCACCAGGCGCCGCAACCCCCACACCGCCCCGGCGGACACGCCACCGATCATGGCCACGCGGCGGATCAGGCCGCGCATCTGGGTGACCGTCTCGCCGGTGGCGGCACCCACCCGGCGGGCCGATGCTGCCAGGCGATCCAGCCCGGCACGGCGGGAGAGACCAGACAGCGACTGCTGGATCTGACGAACCGGGCGCGTCACCCGGTCCACCAGCTGCATCACGATGCTGGTTTGCATGCTAGCCATGCTGCTTCATCTCCTCGGCCAATGCTTCGGCCTGGTGGTACCACCACACCAGGTCATCCAGATCCATCTCCAGCAGCTCCACCGGATTGAAGCCGGTGAACGCCACCGCCGTCGCGCGTATCAGGACGGCCCAGTCCCTCGGAGCTTCGGCAAAAAAGGCGTCATCGCCTGCAGGATCAGATCCACGTCGCGGCCGTCCAGGTCATCGGCGGCCGACGCCGGAATGTTCGCCAGCGAGGCGATCAGCGCCAGGGTCTTGCCCATCTCGCCGGGGGCCTTGTCCATGGCCTTCAGGTGCTTGCCCTTGATCTTGCGCGGCAGGGTCAGCGCCTCCAGCGTCTTCTCCTCGTCCAGCTTGCTGCGCTTGAAGGTCAGCGGGTCCAGCAGGGTCACGATCACCGCGTCGTCGGTGTACTCCACCCGCGCCATGTCCTCGTCGGCCGCGGCATCATCGCCCGGGCGCAGCGCGTCGGTCAGCTTGTCTTCACTCATCGGTTAAACCCTCTCGCAAGTGCGGGCGGCCATGTTCAGGCGAATCTGGCCCTCGCCGCTGTTGAGTTCCGCTGTCTCGGTCACGAACGCCCCGGTGAGCATGTAGTCCTGGCCGTTGTCGCACTCGAACAGCACGGTGGCATCGCGGATCTTGCCGATCTCGATGATGTCCAGCTCCTCGGTGTGCAGCACGGTGGCCTGCAGCGTCGGCGCCACCGGCTCCTCGTTGTAGTACACGCGCCGGCCGGCCATCTTGGTGGCGCGATTGACGCCACCCGGGTTCAGCGTGGCGCCGCGCTCGGTGGGGAACTCCTGGCCATCCACGCGGATGGTCGCTACCCCTGTGATTCGTCCGCTCATGGGTGTTTACCCTCCTGTTACACGGTGGTTAACCGGCGCTTAGCGCCGGAACTGGGTCTGCTGGGCGTGCACGCGGTACTGGCCGATCAGCATGGGCTGGTCGATCACGTTCAGCCGGCCCGGGTCGTTCGGGTCGATGTTCGCCCGCAGGCTCTCGGAATAACCCGCGTAGTCGCGCACCCAGCCATAGGCCCCCATCAGCGTCAGCCGGTAGAGGTTCAGCAGCTCGGTCTTGGCCACCTTGGGCGTCATGATCGGCTGACTGGGGTCGTAGAACTCGCGGTCCTCGTCGGCGGCCAGCTTGTGGCGCGGGTACTTCTGCGCGAACAGGCTGATCTGCTCGAAGCGGATGCGCTCCAGCGTCTCCGGCGTGTTGATGTCCAGGTAGGAGTCGTCCGCCACGCCGCTGGCGTTCTCCTGGTAGGTGGTGATCTGGCGCTCGATCTGCACGCTGCCGTCGCTCGCCACGGTGTAGGTGGCGATGCCATCGAACAGCAGCAGGTTGCGCTCGGCATCGTTCCAGCGCAGATCCTCCGCCGGCGGAATCAGCCCCGGCAGGGTCAGGCGCTGCAGCGGCCGGGCCGGGTCGATGCCCAGGGACTGGGCCGCCACGATGGCGTTGGTCGCCGCCCACAACCAGGTGGGGCTCGGCGCCAGGTTGGTGCCCATGATGGTCACGTGCGGCGAGTTGCGGCCGTTGCCCAGCGTGGCCACCTCGCTGTGGGTGCCCCGGAAGGCGGCAAAGGCTCGGCCGCCGATCTGGCGCATGGGGCCGTAGCGGTCGGCCAGCTCGCCCTCGATGGCCTCCAGGCTCACCGTGTCGGTGTAGGGCAGGCACACCCAGTTCCACCACTCGCTGCCCATGGCCGCGATCACCGCGTCCATGTCCGGGTTCACCGCGCCGCCGGTGGGCTGGGTGTAGGTCACCCGCAGGCCCGTCGGGCGCTGCTCGCCCTTCACGCTGTCGCGCAGGTCGATGTCGTCGCCGGTCTCGCCACCCCAGCGGCAGGTCAGCAGCACCTTGCTGGGCGTCACGCCGTCGATGGCGGCCGTCACCGGCACGCGGTCGTCGGCATTCACCGCGTCGACGATGGCCTGGGCCACCACCTGGGGGTCGTCGCCGCCGGTCATCTCCACCCACACCCGGCGCCCGGCGATGTACAGCGCCAGCGGGCGGGTCTCGGTGGGGCTGTCGGTCACCTCGATGGCGCCCTCGGCGGCCACCGCCGTCGCGGCATCGTCCAGGGGGATCGCCCAGGTCTCGGTGTACAGGTCCACCTCTTTGATGGCGCGCATCATCTCGGCCAGCATGGAGCCCCGGCCGAACAGCTCGTCGGCCTGCTCCTTGCTGGTCACGCGCACCAGGGTGCCGGCGTCCTGGGTGCCGGCGGCCAGCTTCTGGCCGATCACCAGCAGCTTGCCCATGAACACGGCATTGCCCGCCAGGCGGTTGTCGAACTCGATGTACCAGCCCGGCACCCGCAGGGCGGACGGGATCTCGTTAAATACGGTCGCGCTGATCGCCATCAGTCAGCCTCCTTTTGCTTGGTCGCCTCGCCCTGGGGCTTGGCCTTGGGTTTCGCCGGCGGCTTGGCCTCGACGATCGAACCTTCCGCCTTACGGCGCGCCCAGTAGCCGCTCCAGTCCACCGACACTCCCTCGGGGGGCAGCGGGCGGCCGTTTTGCGGCTGGCGCACCACCAGGCCCTCGCGGGCCGGCTTGATGTATCGCTTGGTCACGGTCATGTCTCCTCTGTACCCGTGGGAATGTCGGTGTAGCTCTCGGTGGCCGGGCCATCGCCCACCTCATGGGTGGCGCTGTAGATGGCGAAGTCGGCCAGGTCGGCCAGGTCGCGCGGCGCCGGGAAGGCCATCTCCAGGGCGAACGCCATTTCGTACACGGCCACGCCCTTGCGCTGGGCGCTGGCCGGGGTCAGCACCCGCAGCCCGTCGAACCGCAGGCTGCCCAGCTGGGCGACCGGCTGCTGGTCCAGGCTGGGCACCACCCGCTCCACGATCTCGTAGGCGCCGATCTGGCGGCTGTTGCCGCGCTGGCGCTCACGACCGCCACTGGCGTGGCTGGTCACCGCGTACACCACGAAGCGCCCAGACAACCGGCCACGGCCCTTGCCCGGGTTGCCGCCGTCGAAGTACACCCACACCCCTGGCATCTTGCGAAAGGCCAGCGCCAGGGCGTCCTGGTCCCAGGGGCCGGGCAGGGTCTCGACGGTCTGCACCGTCTGGCCCAGGGCCTGCTGGATGGCGGCGACGATGGCGTCCTCGGCCTCGGCAATCATCAGTAGCCCCGCAGCGTGTCGTTATCGAAGGTCCGGCCGGAGCCGGTCACCACCTTGGGTTCGGCGCTGGCCGGCGGCGGCGTATCCAGGGGCAGATTGATCTCGCCCCGGGCGATCGCCTTCAGCCTGGCCACCGCGTCCTCGTAGCGCTGGCGCGCCTGTTCGGTGCTCACGCCTTTCTGCAGCCGGTACCGGGCAATGTCGGTGCACAGCAGCGACAGCAGGCGGGGCGTGTCGGTCACCGGCAGGCGGTAGCGGGCCGCCAGGTAGCCGTCGATCTCGGCCGTGGCGTCCGTCAGGGCCTGCTCGGCCATGGCGTTGTCCACCGCCCCGGTGTGCTCCAGGTCGGTCAGCTCCACGATCTCGGTCTCGCCGAATCGCTCGATCAGGTCGGCTACGCTGGCGTACATCGCTTACCCCTTGGCCTTGGTGGTGGACTTGGCGCCACCCTTGCGGGCCGCCGGCTTGGCCTCGGCCTTGGCCGGGGCGTCATCCTTGGCGGGTTCGGCCCCGGTGGCGTCGTTCTTGGCGGGCTCGTCGGTCTTGCCCTGGTCGCCGTCGGCGGTCGAGTCCTTGGCAGCTTCACCGCCGTCCTGCGGCGCCTGGGTCGCTTGCGCTTCCGGGGTCTTCTCGCCCTGGGCGTCGGTCGCGTCCGCCGCTCCCTCGGTCTGGCTCGCCTCGCTGCCGGTCGGGTCATCGTCCTGGCCTCCGTCGCTCTCGGGGGTCTCGCGCACATCGCGGATCACACCCTTGCGGGCCAGGCGGTCGATCTCCTCGGCGTCCTGCTCGACGTCCAGCTCCACCTCGGCGGGCGGCTTGTGCGTCTTGCCGTTGCGGCGCAGCGGCTCGG